AAACTGTTAGTAATCCAAAAATTTCTAGTTTTTTACTAAATAAGTAATTAAGATGGAGGATGTAGAATGACCATTAATACAACAATTAAAAAATATCTTGATGAAGTCGCATCACGACCAGGGAACTAAAGGCAACAAGATTTTGACGATTTAGATGCCGCAATTGAGCGTTTAGAAAAAGAAAAAAATCCAATGATTATAATGAACCTAGAAGATAAAATTGATAAATTATCTAAAAAATTACATGTAAAAAGAATTGTAAAGAAAACACAAGACGGCACATTTTACTAACCTAGAAAAACATGTCAAGGCCAGTTGTGTTATCATTAAGCAAACTTGCTTTTCCCATAGGCTCCACAAGAGTCATAATCTTATCAATATAGAATTTCTCAATATGCTTCTGGAAATCAACCTGGATAATATCATCAAACTCAACAGGCCACCTTTGAAATGCCAATGATTCTATACCAACCATGTTTTTCTTCACATACACAACTTTAGCCTTGGCACCACTACTCAATGAGTCATACTTGTTCTCCAGTCTCATGTGCTTCAGTAACTTCTTATACCCAAGCGCACCCTTCACCTGGAATGTAGCACCCTTAGTTGGGTTCCCATCAGCATCCTCATACTTCTCAATGTCAGAGATGCCAATGTTCACGGCAACCTCCTCTGGATACACACAGGCAATTTCCTTCTTATGCTTCATTATCAACAACTTCAATTCAGAGTCAGGTGCGCCATGGAGTATCATCTCCACGACCTCTTTCAGTCTGGGTTTGATAGCACTCGGGGTATCTGACCTGATGATTTCAAGGCCTACGTTTTTCACATAATCAACGTTAGCACCTTCATCATTGATGTGCCACATTGAGTACCGCTTCTTTGATATGAACAGTGCCGCTTTGGCAATAACCTCCTGTTTGAACTTTATCCTGAAATCAGTTACAGCAGAGTTGTATGACTTACGCTGCGTCTCCCTGTAGCAATAATCATTAACATAAGACTCCATTTCAAGGCAAATCTTCTTGATGTAAAATATCTTCTTATCATCAGGAAGAAGTTGCCAACCAGTACCTATCTTGATGTCCAGGAAACCACCTATATCAACAAAAAGTGAATCTGTGTCGCTATACAATACTCTATCAATTTTATTCATTATTTCCTCAACCTGTTAATAAATTCTGCTTCCGTTGAATCCACTGTAATGAAGTCCCCAGCTCGCGTCAATGTGCAAATTTCTTTAAGTGACTCATATATCTCATAATCAAACCTCTGCCTAAATCTAACTTCATTCTTAACATCTTCTTTTTCGTCCCAGAATGCAATAACATTTGCACGTTCATCTGATAATGGGAACAGGAACCTCTTCATCAGCTTGTCTTTCCTAACCTGCATCTTTTGCTTAACAAGCACATCAAACATTTTTTCATATTTTTCACAAACTCTTAAAACATCATGTGCGCTGATTCTAGTGTATGCCATACTAACATATCTCCTTCTGCATCATATCTAATATTTTTTGCATTTCATCATTTGGGTGATTAAACAACTCATTGACAGCATGTTCGCCCGCCGCTCTTGTGGTACGTCCACATGAGGTAATGGCCTTAGCAATGTCAGGATTGAAGTAGCGACTGTATGGAACTGCTGTTATTCCAAAAACGCTATTAGCTATAATTTTCAAGGCCCATTGTAAACTGTGCAACTGTGCAATTCGTTCCTTGGCTTTAGCAACATTGTCTCCTCTTAACTCTGGCAATGCCTTTTTCAGTTTAATCATTTTACCTTTGATCTCAGCTCTCTTGTCAAACAGTTGCCTGACTACTTCTGCTATGACTCCTGTTTTTTTAGTGGTAAATGCAGACCCACAAGGTGCAATACATATCAACCTCTTCTCCAAGGCACTGTTAAACGTGTCCAATTGACTTCCACTGAACTTTTTTGTAATACCTGTAGAAAGAGTCATGGTAAATTCTGGGAACTGTTTTTTCCTGACATTATGGATAATTTCCTGTTCAGTCATTCCATTGATTACACCATAATATGTCTCTGTTGACATATTCATTGTGATGATTGCAGTGGGGTATGAGGACACAATGTCAAGATCAATAACCCAATCATATCGTCCAACTATAGGTTCCTTGACAAAAGCCGCTTCAAACGCCTCTTGGTGGCCTCCCAAAAATCGGGGAGCACATAGGCCTTTCCTCCTGAAGTGTGTCAGCATCAGACCCTCAATCAACTGTGTCATTGAGTTATAGAACTTCATTGGTGATTTACACAAGAGTGCCAATGCTTGAACCAGTTTAATGTAACCCAGTTTTTCCTCTAATTGTGCAACTCTTAATGAATCCGTGATGTTATACTTGATATACAGGTCATAATTATTGTCATAAAGGCCTCGGAGGTCTTCATACTCTGCTGAATAGTCAACTTTACCCTTCTGTAACTCATACGTGGAAACGAACTCCAGTGAGTATTTTTCAAGTTTGTTAGGTGAGTAATATTTGTACAATTGCATGTAATCTATGACAGCGACACCAGCAATGTCAACGTTCATTCCACCCTTGGTTGACTTCCATGTTCTAACAATTCCAATGGGTGACAGTCTCCTGTATGTGTCCGTTGACTCTCCAAAGAGTTTCTTTGCCCTATTAATGAGATACATGATGTCAAAGTCGACCAGGTTCCATCCTGTCATAACATCACATGGTTTAGTCCTGAAATGATTGAAAATGCTTATAAGTAGTTGTTCCTCTGTGGCACAGAACATATACGTCAGGAAGTCTTTGTCCTTGTACTCTCCATTGTATTGCTTTATCCCATAAGTGGTTGTCTTGTTTTCAATTGAGTCATGGATAGAACAACATGTTACAGGATACTCTGCTTTTTCAACACCACTCCAATTGCCAGTGGTTGAGTGGCATTCTATATCAATTGAGTATATTCTCAACTTAGGCACTTCAAGATTATCGTCCTCTATGGCATAGTACCTGTTAGCAAGGAACTGAATCTCAGGCCTGACATTGTTCTCATAACAATTTTTATCAGTATCACAAAATGTCTTATAATCATCATAACTAAAGAAGTCTCTCTTGGAGACTGGCTTTCCACTGATGCTCTTGGTTTTCCCCTGTGAATCATCTTCAAAAACAGATGGACACCACTCTTGTGTGTCAACCATGTTGTTGCCTTTCACTGTCTCAAAGATGTGTATCTTGCTTGTGCGTGAATTAAAAAAGACGTTGCGGAACATAATACTCCTTTAGATATGGAATCAATTCTTCTGGTTTAGTGATTCTTGCCTTACATGGAGAATCTTGATTATAATTCATTGAAATTAACAACAAATTGTTTGTTATCTTGGAACTGAAGTGGGGATAGTCATCCACAAGATAATCATCTGTATTTAGATATTGTTCCTTCGCTGGAATCTCTGGAACGTTAATAAGTTCATAATGTTTGAAATGTCTGTCTAACCAGTATATTGTGTACGGAAGCCAGTGTACCAACTGATGTGTGATTATAACAGGACATTTGATATATCTTTTAATGACCGAGTAATATTCAGTTGGATATGATGTCACAAGAATATCAAGATTATCGTTAATGTAATCTTTGATGGTCTGCCCATTTGGCATACTGTTGTGCCATGAGTTAGGACCACCTTTGATGTTAAAAATATTCAGGTCTCTTATCGTATTGTCAAGGTCAAAATATATCATGACTTAACACCGGTGGCTCTGGCATGTACATCCAGTGCGTCACTTGATCATGGAGGATTCCCCAGAACATGTCTGCACCACCATACAGTTGCATGAAACCCACATAACTTTCAAAATACTTACTTTGAGGACATGTTCCATACATCACTGAATGAACAATGTATCCTGGCTCACAATGATCATATTCTGCAACTATCACATGAACTGCTTTACTGCCAACTGGTACTTCTGGCAACCTATCCTTAACACTAATCCATTCATTTTTAAACATATTCACCTCTTGCATTATATCTCTCTTTCAAGTGAACTGGACACAGTGTAACAATCCAACCACCTTGTGTTTGCTTAACATCTTCAGTGGAACCACATTCCTCACAAGTATGATATGATATTTCTACATATTCATCAATTAAGTCTTGGACCTTATCATAGGTGCTTTCATCACATGGACCAGTATAGAACCTGAGACCACCAAACTTCTCTTTCACTTGTACAGCTTGAACCTCTGGGTCCATTGCTACA